TTATAGCACCTTATTCAGATAGTTTTGAAAAGCCTTACAAGTGTTATATCCTGCATATCCATCGACAGTTAGCGAATAACCCTTACCGTTGAGATATCTCTGAAGCCCACAAATCGTGTTGTAGCCGAGATAACCATCAGCGGTTACCCCTACAACATTTTGAAGTAGTTTCACCGTATATGAGCCGAATAATCCATATTTAACACCATACTTCATATTAGAAATATATGATGCACACTTGCGTAATTGACCACTCATCACACCATCACGATATTTACCACCTAACCAATGTTGCATAGCCATAACGGACTGTTGACCAAACAAACCATCTTCCGTTAGTTTTCCGCTTGCGGAACTACCCGAACTATAATTCGCACTTGGTAACTTACCCGTCATATATAGCTCTGTCGCTCTACGCTTGATATCTGATAGCTTATCATAATATCTTCCAGGGCAAGCGGTGCGATTAACATCTTTGTGACCAATTACAGGGATTACACCCCCAACATGCTTATAAATATTCGCAATAAGTTCAACTAGTGTGTCAACATCTCCACTTGTACACTCAGGACGGCACTCAATACCGATTGAACCTCTGTTATTCTTGTAAGCGTGCCACGCTATTTTATTCTCATCTACAAGGCAAGCAACCTTACCAGCTTCAAGCACATAATGAGCGGATACCCCACTTCTAGGATTACAAAGCCACCCAACAACAGCGTTGAAATTCTGACCATCTGCACCCCAATGATGAACTATGATTCGTCTGATTGGTGTGTTTCCAACATTATAATTTGGAGAATTAAATCTTGTTATATATTCGTAACTCATTATTACACCTCTGTATTTTCTTCGTTTTTCTTTTCAACTAACATTTCAATACCCCTAGTTATCGCATCGGGTATCGGAATCCCCATCAGTCCAGCATTCTCGACTATGGAAATCATTTCATTTGCTATAAAGCCAATAATTACAGCGTTCTGAATATATGTTGTGCCTATTGTTACATCCATGCGATATGCAAGGGCAACAATCAATAGCGCCGTAAATTTACGACACAATCCCTTAAATCCCGCACGTGATTCTAATGCACCGTTTTCACTTTTCTTCGATTTCTTGAATACACCAGCGACGATCAAACCCGTGATGTAATCAGCACTTAACATGATAACTAGTGTAGCCATACCAGTTGACCAACCCCCATATAATGTGGCAATTGCTCCACCAATTACCCCCGTTGCTGTTAAAATACCTATCTTCATTTAATTACCCCCTCATCTAATTCCTATATGTAATTGCAATCTCAACCGTACAGTTTGCCCAATCTGATCCCGATACGATTGTTAGCACATCACCAATTATTATTGCCGATAAACCCCATTCGATGTACGCACCCGAACCATAATTTATCATCGGATATGATAGAGGTAACACATAGTTCGCATAATGAACTGTGCCCGTGATAGATAATATTTTCGGTGTGCTTATCCCGACACCCCCTATAGAATTCAAACCCTTACGAATATTAACGCTTTTTGTAATATATTTGGTTTTCACCTCATCATTATCACCCTTTAATTTATCAGCAATCTCTTGTAACGGTATCTTGTTCAGATTCAATCTAGTTCCCGTTATATTAATACCGTTAAGTGTAACAGTTGCAAGGGTAAATTGATTTACGGATGATGTTCCGAAATCCTCGACCTTTCCCGATACCCCAGCACCTTTATTTACTCTGATATCAACATCCTCAACTCCACCCGTATTAGTATAGTGAAGGTAGATTGTATCGGTTCGTGAATTACCAACCGCACCATTTTCAATCGTAACGGATTTTGGATTCGTGATTCTGATGTGCCTACCATTAATTACAAGGTCACACGCTGGAATAACAATCGTGTTGTTTGACCTAATTTCAAGCTGAACATCATTCAGTATATAAGCACCATTACCAACAATACCCCTAATAAGTGATGCATCATCTTGTGGTGTGATGTGTCTTGTGCCACTAGCACCAGTAATTAACTTAACTTCATTAGCCATTATGTACCTCTGTGAATTTATACGTTATAACTTCCTTATCTTGATTAACCTTGCGTATCAATTTACCCGTAATTTTAACGGACAAACGAACGCTAAATATCGGCTCGAATATATTTACTATATCCCCAATATCTAACTCGATTGAATCGTCATATGAATTGATTTCCGCTGTTGTGATATAACTTCCGTATTCCGATGCTACAAAATTAGCCATCAATTCATTGAACTTATTTGTTGCATCTGTAAGTAAATTATCACTTGATGTATTCTCATATGTGATAACCCTAGCACCTTCATATATCGCATCCCTTGATGATAGATTCACACCACCGAGAGAACTTAGATATAAAACTTCTCTCGCTTGTAATTCCCCCTTACCGAGTGCAATCATGAAGTTTGGATAATCACCCTTCTGTGTAATTGTTAGTGATATATGATCATAATCCTCTTTAGATAGTTCAACTTCTCTTGTTAGATTGTCGAGTTTGACAATTGAAAAGTGAATGCCATCATTTTCATGACGGAACATCATCTTTAATTTATATTTCTCGCATAAATCATTTAGTGCCTTACTCAATGTACAATATCTATCGAATTGATAACTTACTGTGATATTGCTTACATCATCGATAATCCAATAACTTGGCATGTAACAATCACGGAATAATTCCCGAATTACTGACCTCAAATCAGCGTTAACAGTATAGAAATCTCTACCACTTGGAACTATTACGATTTTGGTATCAAGGTATCCACGGAATGTTAACCCCGATAATTCAATCGTTCTAGCTTGCTTATCAATCTTACGGTTTGTAACTAACCCCCCGTATTCTGTACCTTCGAGAAATATGTATTGGTCAATCAACATCGGTAAATAAGGGTCATCACCCACATCATACGAACTGAGGAATGAGAAATCATTACCATCATCGATATCACAATCGAATGTTCCACGTTTTAAAACACCAGATTCTATGGGGTCATTCCCATTGTTGGCAAAATCCCACGCAGTATATATTAAGTCCATAGTGGTGAACCCCTTTCTTCACTTATCACAAGTGAGAATTTAAGCCCCCTAGGAACTGTGATATTACAAGGTAAAGTTAATTTTCTGAATACGGAAAAATATGAATCCTTCAACCTTCTTGAAAAAATATTTTCTTGGTTTCCGTTAGACTTAAACAGCGTAACACTCTTATTTCTTGTACTCAGAAGAATATAATCACCTTCCCTCAATCGCCCTGTTATACCTTTTTTAAGACCGTTGAACATGATATACGGATTATCGAATAATCCATACAGATATAACTCAACATGAGCGGTTGAATTGTTGGCAATGTTCACAACCGAAGGGTGTATAGTTGATTCATAATCACCGCTACCACCGTAACCATAGTTGTAACCACGTTTGCCGTTTCCGTTGTAATCTCGCCAAAAATCTTCAATATTTGCGTACAAATTCGGGTCATATTCGATAACGGTATCTTTGTACCAAATCCAATCATCAGATAAGAACGTGAATTCTAATTTAGTGTGATAATCATCTAGCAAATAATCACTAAATTTGACCTCAACTAATCTAACTTCCGCATAGCATTCACCGATTACCAAATATGATGTTGGATAGTATGAATTCATCATATCGAACTGATTATCAACGAGATAACTCAATTTATTCAGTTCATTTCTGATACTTTCACAATCCACCGAGTGCATTTTACAAGTAACGGTTTTCGTTCCACCTTTTCGCTTGAAATTCCTCTTTCCAACATCAGATTCATACTCATAAGCGAAATCACGGATTCCGTTCTTATCTAAAAAACACCAATAATTTTTACCATCAATCGATAGAGTTTGATTTCCAAACTCTATCGTATTGTTGGACTTCCCGAACGCTGGCACATTCGGCTTAAAATTACAAAAAGTCATTTTATCTAGCATATTTCTTGATAAACCTTCCTAATTCTCTATCATCAGCCACGAAATTAACAGAATTGAACGCTTCTATCATCTTATCAACTAACGTTGAATCGATTTTTTCGAGAATTTCGAGGATTCTCACAAGAATAACGTTGTTATTCTCCGAAACTGCATTTTTAATCATCGTCATAAGTGAATTTGTACCAACAACGGTTTCGCTACCAGCTTCACCACCAGCCATGAAGTTATTTGTTGCGGAATCATAACCAAATATCGTTGGTTTGTTCATGATCATACCGCCATCCATAGCCTTTTTGTACCAATCGATACCGAATGATGGTGTACTTGGCGGAGATAAGCTAAATTTACCTTTAATCTTGATATGTGGTAATTTCAACTTCGGTAATTTCCAACTAAAGTTGAACACACTCTTGATTTTAGCTATCGCACTACGAACAATGTTATATGCACCGTTGAATACCGTACTAAATACATGCTTCACACCGTTTAGTGCGGTTGTGACAACCGATTTAATGAATCCAAGTTCAGCACCCAACGCACGAACGTAACCACGCACAATCGCCATTACTGCCGATTTAATACCGTTCCAACCAGCAACAAACACGTTCTTAACTGCATTTATTGCGGTTCTAACAGCACTCTTGACTTGCTCGAACGCTAGTTTCAATTCACCTACAAATTGTTTCCCTAAACCCTTAAATGGTTCAACTAGCTTCAACAGAAGTTTACCGAGTGACCTCACAATCGCCATGATAATTGCTGGTAGATTCTCCAAAATAGCTTGAAGAACCATCATCGCACCTTGTAATATAGGTGGTATGAGTTTCTCAATTATACCCGGTAGTTGTGGGGCAAGCTTAGTTATAATCTGAGATATACCCTCAACTAATCTAGGTAACAACTTAGCTAATCGGGGAATTAGTTGATTAGTAACGTTTACTACAGAATCAACAAGATTATTGAGAAGTTTATCGAAATTCTGTGAAGGGTCAGCCATACCAGTTAGAAAGTTCACCCATGCACTCTTCATCTGTCCGATTGAACCTTGAATTGTGCTAGATGCTTCTTTTGCGGTTGTACCAGTAACACCCATCTTAGTTTGGATAACGTGAATAGCATCAACAACATCAGCGTATGATGATATATCATAGTGAATTCCGCTTATAGCTTCGGCATCTCTTAATAACCTCTGCATTTCTTCACGAGTTCCACCATATCCAAGTTTGAGGTTGTCGAGCATGGTATAATTCTGTTTTGCGAATCCCTGATATGCGTTTTGAATATCACCTATCGCAGTACCCATCTTGTTGGCATTATCTGCCATATCGATAACCGCCATGTTTGCTTTTTGTGCTGCCTTTTTGGTATCACCATCAAGTGATTGTAATAGCGATGCACTAAATCCCGTAACGGTTTTCATATAATCGTTGGCACTTAAACCAGCCGTTTTATATGCTTCATCTGCGTACCGCTTAACCGTTCCAGCCGAGTCCTTGAATAGAGTTTCAACACCCCCGACAAGCTGTTCATATTCCGCATAGCTTGCTATCGCCTTTTTACTTAACGCAATCAAACCTGTTGTAACCGCACCAAGCCCAATGAGTGCGATTTTACCCATCTTCTTGGCAAAATTTCCGATTTTCTCGAACGCTTTACCGAACTTATCAGATGATTTTTCAGCTTCTTTAGTTGTTTTGTCAATTTCTTTATTGGCATCTTCGTTTTTAATAACGATTTTTCCAATAAGTTTAAATAAATCCAATATCTCACCACCTTATTCGGGTTTGAAATTCTGCATCATTTCGAAATTATCCGATATAGTTGCTTCAATCTCCGCATCACCCCATGATGCATTCACCAAATCTTCATTCGCTTCAGATTCAGCGAGGTAATCCGCCCACGATTGTTCATGTATTTTGTTAATCCAAACTTCCCATTGTAACGATTCTTTGTGTGATTTTAAGAATCTATCAATCCAATCGTTCAACATCCCGTTTGATATTATTTCGTCCAATAAAGAAAATGGACTTGAATATTCTCTGAATACCAAGTCCATAAAATGAATTTCATCTAGTTGAACAATTTTAAAGCAACCTTTGTAAAATCCTTGAATTCGTCCTTTTTGACAAACTCAACAATATATTCGGCAAACGTTACCATATCAAGTTCAGAAATCTCTTTCTTACTCTTACCGCTAACACGTGATAGAAGTGTGTAAATCTCATCTTCACACTTCGGTAAGTTGCCAATGATGACGTTAGCCATCTCGATTGATACGGATAAGCCAACCGAATACATCAATGATTCGTTGTCTTTCGCTTTTCCCTTACCCTTCAAACCGTCTACAAGTTTTTCAATCGTTTTTGGTTCAAGCTGATTCTTAATCTCGTTCAATCCAATCTTGTTGATTATCTTGAACATGATAAACATATCACTTGATTTAAGCTGTTTGAACTCTATCGCCATCATTATTCACCTCAACTTTTCTAATTAGCGATTCGGAATATTCCATAATCTCGTTATAACGTTCCTCATCAATATCGATAACATCACCAACGATATAATCTTCGTTGGTGTACTTATCCATGAATTCCCTCAAAATTTCAACCTTCATTTTTCACCTCTATGCGGTAGTCTTAGGATAATAGATATGATACGGTAGTGTATCAAGGCTAGATGTTAAATCAGCATGGCACTCAAATTTGAGTTTCAACACCCCTTCTTCCTTATTCTTACCCTCTAGTTCGAATCCGCTAGTGCATAGTGCGTTATCGAGTATAACAATGATGTTCTTACCCTCAAGATTCTTACCAACGAATGCTATGTTCTCGAAATAATCATTCGCTTCGATTCTTGGTTTAGATTCAATCAAATCATAGGTATTATCCTGTGATGTTCCTTCCTTACCAATCAACGCGGACTTGATCATATCCTTCTTAACTTCAACTAGATTGATTTCCATTGAAGCTTTCTCACCCGTCTTGATATTAAGCCCCTTAACAGCAACTAACGCACCATCAACATCGATTGTGTGTCTATCGGGTTCAATATTGAGTTTAGAACCCTTCTGTGTAGCACCGATACAAGATTCTGCAAAATTCCACTTACCGCCAGCGTACTTTAGCCCCTTGTGGATAGTTCCAGCACCAAACATTATTGATTTAGGTGTATCCGCTGTTGTGCCTGTGTAACCTTCCTTCATTATTCATCTCTCCATTCTGTAACATTAAGATTAACTTGTAATCTATAAATACCTTCTTCATCAGTTCTGATTGGAACTGAACTAGCGTATGATATCGCTATACCCGACCCATTCGGCAATATATCGGTTTTACCGTATTTACCAAAATATGAACGTATCTTTTCTTTTTCAACTTCTAAACTAATCATTGAACTTGTACTAGTTCCCGTTAGAATAAATACGCTCTGAAGTTTACCATCTTCATCCATTGTTTCAGATTCGATATATTCGCCAACCCAAAAGTTGTTTCTTAAATCCTTACTCCAATAGAGATATTGATAGAATATTCGGATTTTTTCCATACACCGATTAATATATCCTAGTGCATCACCCGTCATTTTAAATCTCCAAAAGCCTTTTCAGCCATCCTCTGAATCTTATTTTTCATGCTCACGTAAGCTTTATGAAACGCTCTACTAGGTTTTTTACCCCTCGTTTTATGCCATTGTCCGTGGGAATCCTTATACATCCACGGGGATTTTCTACCATTACCCTTAACCGCATACATACCCGTTCCGAATTCTTCCCATATAGCATTTTCAAGGTTCGAACCAACCGAGCATTCAAGACCACTCTCATCGGTCACATGTTGCCATGAACCTTTAGTCTGACCCGTATCAACTCTACTGTTACGTTTAACTTGTGATTCAAGTTCGCCCCCAGCTTCCTCTAGGAATGATATCGCTGTATCCTTCATGGCATCTTTAACCTTGAATGAATAATCTTCAAACTTACATGACACTGTGCAAATCTCCTATATATTTCAAATAAACTTCAATATGTTGATGTAATCCCATAGGGTCATCAACTAATAGTATTTGAAACTCCCCATATCCACTCACATCGCATTTCGTCACCCCGCTGTTGAACATCCATGCGTTATCAGCATAATCACATATGAAAACATGTGTTGATTCTTCAACTTTCGCATGGAACTTCGATAAATCAGCCGAACCGCTAATGTAATCAAGGAAACCCATGATTTTTTCACCTAGTGAATTGGATGATTCAACCTCTCCGATTTCGTTCTTATCGTAACTCAGCTTGTTGTAAACGGTTAATTCAACATTACCACCAATCATTTAAAACCTCGCTTTCATGTATGGTTTCAAAAAACCAAGCAACGATACGGGATAACCCATTATTTGATTCTCCTTGTCGAGGTCAAAATATGTAACTGAATGACGGGATAACGTTTCCGACTTGATACCAATCTTAGAACGATTGTTCATCTCCCATGCCATTAAGTTAATTACACCTTGTTTAATTGAAGCTGGATATTCCACTTTCGTGACAACGTTATGATTTACACTAAAAATAGACTTATCAAGATGTGTTTTACCGTCACTACAATTAGTGACGGTGTACAATCCATCGTTTACTGCGGAATTAGTAATTTGAACGGTGTCACCTTCCTTAATAAAAGGTGACGAACCGTTCAATGTATAATCCTCGCTAGATGCTATAAATCTGATGTTCCTATTTTGGAAATTATTATTAGTGTATTTGCGAATTAACTGTTCAATACTATCGAGCTTCATTTGTAAACTATCAGTATTAACGTTTGGATATAGTCGTGTTATTTCTTCAATAGAAACTATCATGATTTAACCTCTACTTGTCTTTAAACTGTGCAACAACTACCTTTGACTGATTAGTGATTGCTACTGTGTAAATCTCATCTGCTGAAATATCAGTCTTTCTAGCTAGTGACCTTCTTTCAGTTTCAACATTTACATCACGCTTCATGAAGATTGTAACTGCTGGTGCTTCGTCCTCTGATTCCTTATCCTCAGTAATCTTCAGAATAGGGCAATTGTAAATACCACCTACAGCCTTAATCTTTCTAGATGGTACGATTCTGGCACTTCCAATCATGCCGATTTCACCACGCATCATTACTTCGTTGTTGTACTTGTCTGCGGAAATGAAATCCTTATCAAGTCTAAGCTGTGTAATCTGCTTAGGTGATACGAACATTACTTTGTCGCTAATTACTTCCTCATCGAATAGGTCGATAGCATTAACGATGCTTGCGTAACTAATGATCGCAGTCGCACCAGCTGTATATTTTAGCTGTGCGCCCTTTGCGCACTCAATTACATCAGCATCAACCTTAGATGCGATGGACTTGCCAAGCTGTGATGTTCCCTCACCTACGGGATTACCATATCCCGATAGAATAGCTTCATCGGTTAGTTCGATAGCCTTCATTACCTTCTTAACCTTAGCTGTTGTAGTTGTAGCAGTTAGAATAGTAGTTCCACACTCAACACCCTCTGCAACATCTTCAGCATCTCCGATATACTCGAATGTTGGTATTGTGATAGTATCTCCAGCATTTGCGACTAGAGTATCATCCACCTTCGCAAATGGTGTAGCTACAATCTTCTGTTTAACCTTTGCTGTAACTGCATCAGCCATAACCTGTGGATTAACTAGGTTCTGAATCTTTGTTGTTCCTGTTGCCATAATTATTTACCTTCCTTTACTTCGTCATTTCATCGTACAACTCTTTGTTGTTTTCAAATAGTTCTAACCTCTTAGCATATGACAGCTTATCGAATTCCTCTTTAGTCATTGAACCGCCTTTATCACCATCATTATCGGGTAGTTTCTTAACATCCGTTTTCTGATTCGTGCTTGATTCAAACTGATTAGGATACTGCGTTTTGAGTTCTCCGAGCATATCGGATAGTCCAGCAACCTCACCGTTTTCATCAAGTTTCAGTTCTCCCTTTTCCTTCAGCTTGTACGTGAGATAGTCGATATCCCCAGCCTTCGCATCGAGTAGGGCAACTTTGATAGCTGATTCAACTTTTGTTTGTTCGAGTTCCTTCTGTAATCCCTCGATTGTTGATTCAAACGTGGTGATTTTACTCTGTAGTTCAGAATTATCTGTGGTATCCTTCTTTAAATCTTCGATAAGCTTGTTAGCTTCCTTTAGCTTCTGAGCGTTACCATCATAATCACCCTTTAGTTTGTTATAGCGAATATCAAGATTTTCTTCGTTTGTTGTGAATATCTTGTTACTCTTCATCTCAGATTCAACAGTCTGAATCTGTTCATCACTCAATCCAAGTGATTTCAAAATCTCTGATAGTGTCATAGTTCTAAATCCTTTCACTTATACAATTTTTACGTGTTACGTCACGTTAATGCGGATAGATGTTTTACGTGTTCCCACACGAATTTTTATATACAAAAAGAACGCTCTTTCGAGCGTTCCGATTGCCTAAATTAATTATTTAATATAGTACGTCTAAATTGAGAATTCCGAGATCATACACATCTTTACCCTCATTCAAACATCGCTTAATTATTTTGATAATGTTTTCTTCACTCTCCCCCATAAACGGAAATGTTGGAAAAGAATCATCAAACATCTCTAAATAATCTTGATTCAATTTTTCAAATTCAGTCATATTATTTCACCCCTTTGATGATTTCCCTAAAGGCTTTATATGAATTTGGTGCATACTCTTTAATATAATCCAACGATTTATCATTACAAGTTTCTGCCGATGCTATATTCGCCCACAATTCTTTAGCTGTCATGACATCTCTACAATATCCCTTCAATTCCTTTTTGGTTTTCATCCCAGTTACAGCCAAAATCTCTTTTGCGTGGTCTGTTCCGGTCATTTTTCTGCTAGCTTCCATTCTATCATATATCATATTATAATAACTTTCACCATGACCCCAATAAATTCTATTTCTTCCACCAACAAACGAACCATCAATGAAATCTTGAACACCGCTACTAAAATCATCACCCTTTAATCGTTTTTCAAGTTCAACAAAACCTATTGATTCCAAAAGTTCTTTATCCTTCTTCATCGCACCCATAAACTCATCCGAACTTGACAAAACTTTTTTGAAAACAAAATCAACAAATGTAGCCGATTTATCCTCAAATTTATCTGAATATGAGTGTTTAACCTTTGATGACAAATTATAATCCATGAAATGACCAAACTCATGTGTTAGTATAGAAAATTTGTTACCATCGGTAACATCGATACTCCAAGTGATATTATTCCATTCGTGATTAAAACTCCCTTTACCTTTTATGTACTTATATTTTGATACATCTTCGGAACGAGTTTTGTATATTTCGATTATACTATCATTATCACAATTATCTAGTAGTTTATGAAACTCGTCTTTATTAGAACCCAAAGATTCATTCAGTTTAATCATGTGGGAATAATCATTTGGTTTGTTTTCAGCAGTAACATTGTTCAAGTAGTTCTTGCGGAACGTTTTAAACTGTTCAGATTTATCGAGTTCGAAATAATCCGCACGTTCTTGAAGTGTTTCAAGTTCATCTTCATCTAATGCCCATTTTGCACGTTGTAATAGGCAACATCTACAGTTGCATACATTACGAGCCGAGCCACCAACGGATGGGGCTTCCATTTTCTCACCCCCAACATCGAATTCCTCATCCCACTTAATGATTGTTCCATCAACTTCTCGATGTTCATCTCTCGTTCTTCCATCTAGTGTCGCATCCCATTGTTTAAGCACATCGGCACCGTTCTTTATCGCTTCGAATCCCGCATCCAAAAATCCCTGTTGCTGAACTCTATGCCCTTCCGTCCTCGCTATGCGTATCGAATCGTTCAATGCTCTACGCATCGGGGAATTCATACCACTAGCAATATTAACAGCAATATCACCCCATGATTGACCTTGTGCGATTCCACGTGATAGATTAGACCTAACCCGTGTTTTTAGCACATCAACGTTCTCAGATATACGATTCCGTAAAGGATTACCCTTATAATATCGCCTTGATAACTTTGAATCAGTCTGCAAGGCTTTAACAACGGACTTGTTATCAATCGGTATTGCCAATGGTATCTTCTGTTGGTGTAACAAATACATATTGCCTACAAATCCGTTGTTATAGCTATCTTTTAAGAAATCATCAATGATTGTGTATTCTTTACTCAGTAACTGATTTAATGCACCGTCAACTTGTGATTTAATCGCTTCTTGGTACTTCTTTTGATATATAACGGATTCTAAACCCGTTTCATCATATCGTACACTTAATTCTTCGATACGTGCTTTTAAATCTTCCCTAGCCTTCGAATATACAGCCTTCAACTCTGCGATTGTTCGCTTCTCATCTTCGAGTTGGTATTTTGTGATTTCTCGTTCCCATTTATTCATCGCCTAAAACCTTCAACGGGTCATCTTCGAACTCATCGGGGATGTTATTCTTCACTTCCTCATAATCGAGTTCAAGAACGTCACATATGGATTTAATAACGTTCTTATCATCGATAACCCCATGCAATCCAAGTATTGTGTTTATTTCAATCTGCTTAGTTTCCGCTTCAGTCTTGTAAATCTGTGCGTTATCTGATGCATTAGTCATAACCTCACGTTTGAAATCAAACCATACATCTTCAACTTTATACGCCGAATTGTTTTTGTTGTTGATCTCATCAATAACAACTTTAACAATCTTTTTCAAAAACTGCTTTAGCTTGATTTCAAGCTTATTACACTTCAAATCAAGTAGTGCATATCTCGACTTAATAACGATATTAGTTATATTACCGTCACCAATCTGAGCGGAATTGAATCCCATACCGAATCGATAGATGTTCTTCTCATCCTGTTCCATCTTGGTCAATCTCGCTTGATATGGAATATCCACCGTGTGAACTTCAACACCACCTTCGGAATCAACCCCGATAGTTTTCTTTGTCTTTAAGTTCTGCGATAACTCATCTAGGTTATCACCCTCGAAACCTCTTACAACATGTAACGGATGGTCGAAATCAGCAAGATTATTTGACAACCCACAAGACATGATATCGTAATCATCGATAATACCCTTAATCGCTTTAAGATTCGATATTTGCTTCTTGTTATTATCGAGCCTGAAGAACGGTATGAAACCAAATGGTTTATAATACAAACTGTTATCACGCTCATAAATAACGTGAGGGCGTGGATTGATATCAACACTTTCATCTAAATCAATACCCCCTTCATCGTTTTGAACATAATACGTTGTCTTTTCCTCATCCCATACTTGAATTCGCTTGATTACCTTGTTATTCTTTGCGATTCTGTCGATGTACCAATAGATAACATAATTACAGTTATCATCTGTATCTTTCGCACGAACTTCGATTACACCAAGACTATCAGCGTATTGAAATGCCAATCTATCATGTTCGTTCTGATATGCGAATAGATAATCGAAACCCTTCGTTATCGTTCCCGTCAATAGGTCTGTCAATTCAGCCTTGAAGTCCTCATCAAAGTATTCATCAAGCTTCGATTGTAACCCCTCAACATCCGAACGAACGAATGAATCATCAACACTCAACATATATTGAACTTGCTGGTCTACAAGTTCAGTAAAGAACGGATGTGAAATCTTGATATTACTTCTTGTTGTATCCTCAACCAAATCACCATCCGAGTTGTAATAGAACATACGATAATTCAAAATATCGTGTTCACCTTCGTAATATCGTTGTGCTTCTCTTGCTTTTCGCTTACGCTGTGAACCAGCATCATCAGATATGAAGTACCTTATTTCCTGTTCTGTTAGCATTATTACCCCTTCATAAACTTTTTCTGTAATATCGTAAATCTTATCAAGGTGTGAGCCTACGAAATTACATACTTGTTCTTCATTCAAACTCGTGAATCCACATACACCAAATGAAAACAAGAAACAATGTACAAGTTCATGTATCACCGTTTCTCGTGTCATTTCCTTACTTAATCCCGTTCGTATTGATATCTGTTGTGATTTGTATTCTGTTAAGCCGAAATACATCCCGTTATCGCTGTTCATTAATGATTTATCTTCATTAACGAAATCAATATTCCAACTTAGATTATTAGCCTTAAACCTCATATCAACCAACCTTTTCGTGAATTAATATATTTCTCCAGTCCGTACCTCATAGCATCCATAAGGTGATTGAAATCATCAATCGGTGTGTTAGTTTGATTACCGAACTTATCTTTTGCCCATGTATAGTTAGATATCTCAGTAATGAAGTTAACACATCTAGGATGTACAATGATTTCAAAGTTCTGAATCCATTGAATACCGTTGTTAACGGAATCTTTACCCTTCTTCGCACCCTTAACATGTAGTCCATATCTCTTTAACTCATCATTTGATTTAGGTTCTGAACTATCAGCAGTTATCCGTTCCTTCGCATATCCCATATTGACAATCTCATTATAAATTTTATTGTTCGATAAACCCTTCTTGTAGAACTCATCGAACACATAGATTTTGTGATTCTCTAAATCAACCATGCTCGCAAATAATGCTGATGGGTCATTAGTATATCCATAGTCGAGTCCGAACGCTGGTTTTAGATTATCTGATATTATTCCATCTTCCCCAGCATCATATTCGGCTTGTGTAACGAACTTGAATTCTTGTTCCTTCCAATTCTCATACACAACACCTTCAACGCTACCCCATTCACCAAGTCCAGCAGTTCGATATCTTCTAGGGTTGTTCACCCTCATTCGCTCGAACAGCTTTTCATCAGATTTATCTAGCCACTCATTACATAAGTAATTAGTGGTGATAGCCAATATATCATCATCACACACATTATTATCAAAGAACGTTGATTTCAGCCAATGACGTTCATTCCAAGGGTTGAATGTAATAGTTACTTGCTTGAAGAGGTTATCGGGAACTTCACCACGTATAGATTCATCTATCGTATCAAAATCCTCTTTATGCATAACCTCATAGGCTTCTTCAATCCACATCCAACATAAATAACCATGTTCAACGGTTACCGATGTAACCTTTAATGAATCGTCAAGTCCTCTGAAATATATCTTCTGCCCTGTAGGCTTGTAAGTTGCTTGTAGTGGGGATTCTTTAAAATCCCAATATTTAGCAACACCCAATCTATTAACCGCCCATTTAAGTTCGGTATAACATGATTCTTTGAGTGTCCTATAAGTCTTTCGAACAACTAATAGATTAGCTTCGGGATACTTCATCATGTTGTAGATATACCATAGCGCGGTAGTCTTCGACTTCTTCGAGGCACGAGAGCCCTTAACGACTCTATATCGCCCTTTGAACTTCCAAAACTCTCCGTAACCCTTACCAACAACTTTTGGCAAATAAATCTCCATGAATCAACCTCTTACATTTACGATTCACACATCTGTGTGTTGTCATCAATCCTTCAGTCATGAATGCTTGATGATACTTGCAATATGCAACGGGGTAATATGTGAAGTTACCATCAATTAGTTGAACCTTGTATCGAGATTTAGGCGGTTTATTTTTCAACCGCTCTTTTCTTCTCTTTCTCTGTGCTTTCCGATTCCCCTTGCTTCTATTCTTCAAGTTCATCTTCTCCCGATATGATCACGGGTAAATTCATGTTCACATCGAATTTATCGCTAAACATACCAAGATGTTTACCGAGTAGTTCGAGTGCTTTCAACTTACTAGCAAGCTTAACTTCACGTTTACTAGACCTACCATTAATCGAATCCCCGTTCTCCACCTTGTATGATTCAACACAAGCCAAATCATCAGCACTAGCATCGCTCTTGATTTCTCCGTTCTCATCAACAACATCGTTGAAGTTAACAAAAGCAACTCTTGCTAGTTCCTGTATAACTCTATCTTGAGTGATTCCCGTTCTTCTCGAGCGTTCCGCAAGTGCTTTTTCAATTTCAGCTTTAATTTTAGGTTTCTTAAGGTTCTCATCACCAATAATAAACGCACTCTTTGGTGAATAACCCGCCCTAATTGCTGATTGTGTCGCATTGAAGTCAATCAAATATTCTTCAATGAATCTCTTTTGTTTATTCGTCATACTTAATCCACCCCAAAAACGAAAAAAGAACCGCCACTTTTGGCAGTTCTTAAACTATTTAATTTACTATTTTATCATATCAGCTGTCAAGCCTTGGTGTCAACAATCTTATTGTGTCGTTTTTTGTCTTATTGTGTCTAATCCTGTCTTTTTCAGTTTGTAACCCCACGAATACGTAATATCAAGAATCTCACATATCGTTTTCATCTCATATTCTTGAACATAGTACATATATAGAATCTCATACGCCTTCGGATTCTCAACTAACTCAATCATCTTGATGATCTCGCTACGCTTATTATCAACCTCACGAATTGCATCATTAAGTTCTCGTTCCTTATCGATTACATAATCAATCGGGTTTGAAAAATTTCGAGATTTCTGAACTTTATTCGGGTCAAGTTCGATAGCACAAGAATCACAATGTTCTCTTAAAATTTCTATATCGGCTCTCAGTCTACGAATCTTACGATTTAAAAATCGAATCTGCATTAAATATTTATTTATATTCAT